GGGGAACGATGAGTGCGATGGAGGCTTTGGCCCTCGTCGGAGTCGCGTTTGTGTGTTCGATCAGTCTGAGCGCCTTGGCGGTGGGTGCCTCGCTTCGCAAGTCAGCGTAGTTACTGGCTGGAAGGCTAGCGCCCAGAAAGGACGCAACCTTGAAAAGCCTGGTAACTCTCCAGTTGGCAGTCCTGCGTGATGCAGGACTTTTGTGTGCCACTTCCGTGACCCGCGACGCTGAAACATTGCGCCGCAGGGTGGAACACGAGGGTGAATCGTTCTTGACGATCACCTTGCCACTATTCGCCAAGGCCCTTGAGAAAGGCCTTGATACGAGTGTGTGGCCGCGTCATGACTTGACCGGTTTCCGGCATGTCAGAGGGCTCCCGAGTTTTCTTTCGGGTTTCCTCACGCGTGTGTTCTCTAAGCAAGGTGTACTACTCGATGAGCCAGACGCGGAAGCGATCTGGGCTGTCCGGCAGGTTTGCAACCTGACCGGGAAGATGGACCGAGCCTGCTCTCCCGACCGGGAGGAACAGGCTATGATGTCCTTCATCGAGACGGACCAAAAGCTAGCGGAGCACTTCGACGAGGGTATTCCCGAATCGGATTGGCGGATCTTCGACCGCCATGCTATCGCTCTCTTTGGGGATCTTTTCAATTGGTTGGAGACGAAAGTCGCCTCCTTTGACTTGATCCCCGGTCATGGGCCTGGCGCTGTGGCTGATCGACTTGATCACCCACAGCGCTGGGAGTTCGATTATTGGACCGAACGCCTCGACGCGGTTTTTCCGCGCTGGCGCTACGCCCAGAACTTGCCTCAATGGCACTCCTCTGACCTGGTCACCCATGAAGATGAGATACCCGTCAGGGTTGTCTCTGTTCCGAAGACACAGGCGAAGCCTCGGATTATCGCGATCGAGCCCTCAACTATGCAGTACGCACAGCAGGGCTTGAAGAAGGAAATCTACGCATACGTGCGCAAGAGCCCTCTCAACGCTATCCTCGGTTTCACGGATCAGACTAGGAACCAACGATTGGCGATGCAATCGTCCGTCAATGGCTCCCTTGCCACGCTCGATCTGAGCGAGGCGTCCGACCGCGTCCATGCGACACTTGTCGAAAGACTGTTGTATCGCTGGCCGCATGTGCTCGACTTCGTTATGGCAACGAGGTCTAGGAACGCGAACGTCAACGGGGAGGTAATCCCCCTGGCCAAGTTCGCCTCCATGGGTTCCGCCCTAACGTTCCCTATCGAGGCCATCGTTTTCACGGTGATTGCCTCTATGGGTATGTCGGGCGGTCGTAACCCTGCGCCCGTCGCGCAACTGCGCGACGTGCTTAGCGTCTACGGGGATGACATTATTGTCCCCACAGACAGGGTGGCCGACGTTGTTCACTACCTGGAGTCTTTTGGCTTCAAGGTGAACAGGCACAAGTCGTTTTGGAACGGTAAGTTCCGCGAGTCTTGTGGAAAGGAGTACTACGACGGGACGGATGTATCCGTCGTTCGACTCCGTGCCGATGTCCCAACATCACGTCGGGATGCAGCTCTCATTCGTCGTTTCACTGACTTCCGCAACCGGTGCTATCGCGCCGGTCTTTGGCAGACTGTGAAAGAGGTGGATGTGATGCTCTCGAGCATCATGTCAATCCCCCATAGGCATATGGAGGACCAGATCACCTCTCCGGCTTCTGTGTTGGCATTTGATACCGTAAATCCTGTTCGCTGGCGGGCTCGTTATAACGAGGACCTCCAGCGGTGGGAGGAGCGGTTCCCAAGTGTCCGCGCTACCCCGAGACCTTACCAGGTCGACGGCGCTGGCGGCGTACTCAAGTGGTTCCTTGAGAATCATGAAAGAAGCGTTGACTTCCAACACGACGCTTTCGAGAGCC